CTGACGAGCGGTCATAGCTTGGATGTTACTCGGCACGCCTTCCATCGCATAGTCATACTTTTCAAAGTGCGAATTGATAGAAGTATCCATAAACTTATTGAGCCACTTTATCTCAGTAGCAGAAAGGTCATTTTTATACTTATCATCTTTCGCTAAAAGTTGAGATCTCAACTCTGAATTTTCAGATACAATTTTATTTTTATCACCACCCATTGATGCTGCGTGTTGATCTTTTACGTCAGCCAATGCCTTTGTGAATAGCTTCATTCTTGCATATGTCGATTGCTCCGATTTGAGAGTGCTTTTAATATCATCCCCGAACTGGTACTCATCCATAAGTTCATTGAGAGTAGCATCGGCATTGCCTAGCACCACACCCGTAAAATGCTTTTTGATCTCAGGATTAATCTGAGCCTCTTTAATGGTTAGAAGTCCTGTGTTGATGGTGGACTTGAAATCGTCAGGAATAGCCAAGCCCATAAGTGCGGGGTTGGTAACGATGTCTTTTAGCTTATCAGTATCATACCCTGAGCGGTTGCCCAGTTCTTGTAATAATTCTGAAACGTTCATGGTTACTTGGTTTTAGTTGGTGTTACTGTTTTCTTTGGTTCTTGTTGTTGTGCTAGTTGCTTCTTTAGGTCTTCAATCTCTTTCATTAACTTTTCATTGACTGCATTGTTAGAGTTAGCCGTTACGACCTTTACCTTGTGAGGCACTTCGCCTTTAGGGAGTATTACGCAGGCTTGCATCAGTCCTTTCTGCATTAGCATATCGGTAATGTTCTGTTCATTGGCTTGAGGGAAGTCAAACCATTCTTCGTTTTCTTTCCAAACGGTGTAGAATTGTTGTTTTATCATAGGTTTAGTTTATCTTACAAAGGTACTTATTTATTCTCAAATTTTTCTTTAAGGTCTTTAGGTATAAGTGCATTAGAAACTCCAAAGACTCCATGATTGCATCCATATCCCCCTGCATTAACATTGAAGTTAGAAGCGTTAGTTCCTTTAATAAGCCCATCGGGAAGCCCCGACTTCTTATTAATATGAATCTGCTCACCGCAGATCTTACCACTTAATAATTCAGGAATCTGCGATTTATGAAAGTAAACCATACATCCTTCCTTTGCCTCAATCATCTTAACGCAAAACTCCCTACTCGTTTCTCTTAAACTACCTACGTATTGAAAGAACTCAAACCCTAAGTCATCACTTATAAGTTGGTTGTATTGCCTAGAGTATTGGTTGAGCGCATCGGTTACATAGGTACTAGCATACTTCTTTAATGCTCCATCCCCATCAGGTGTATCGGTTAGGTAGATTCTAGTTTCTTCGATGAAGTCCGAAATCTTACCGCCCGTTGTGATGTTCTTATTTAAGATGTCCCTAACCTTATTGATAACCCCTGCATTCATCCCATCCTTTCCAAGCCTCTCGACTGTAATGTCAATAGATGTTTTCTGAATCTGAGCAAGTACCGATGGCACTCCAAACTGACCTACCACAGATGTGAAGTAAGCGTTCTGCAAAGTCGATATCTTCTCATAGGTATCTACTACCTTTTGTAATTCCTTGTAGTACTTACCATCTAATACCACATCGTTAAGTATGGCTTTTATCTTAGCGATCTTATTAACATTCTTAACGCTTGCCTTAATCCTTCCATCAGGAAAGGTATCTAAGTCCTTAGCAATAGATACTACCTCCGCATACATTTTCTTTTGTACGGCAGGCATGGACTCAGTAAACCCCTCGACTCTTTTGTCAAGTAGTTCGTGAATCTCTTTTATTATATCTTCACTCTTAGCCATTAAACTACTACATCAATTTTCTCCTCTGTTATATCAGGCTTCTCAATTGGATCAATCTCCTTTTGCTTCTCAAGTGCATATCCGTTAATGATTGCCTTTTGATCTTTGCTCTGCATCATTCCAAATCCTTTGACCTCTTCCATTGCACGATTGACGAACATATCAATATTGGCATTGGTGATTAAGTCAAGTTGACTAATAGCATCAAAGGTCTTGTTGACCGCCACCGCATCAGGGTTAGCACCACCAAAGGGGTCAAGTTTTAATTTAAGTTTAACCGTATCACGTACCATTGGATCGTTAGCAAATCTCTTTTCTACTAAGTCAATCTGTGTAGCATTGACAATAGCGGGGTCAACCTTCGCCTCGATCATTCCCTTTAACTCCTCGATCAGTACGGTTGCAGAAAGCAAATCAAACCTTTCGGGAATAGTGATAGCAGGTAGCATTGATTCCAACATCTTGACATCTTGGATCGTTTCCTTGTATCTCCACCCATTAATATCGTAGATGACCTCGCTAATAATACGCACGCAATCCGATGCAACACTATGCACGAATGAGTAAAGTTCCTCCCGATCCACTTGCTTGGCTACTCCACTTTGCGCTAAAGGTACGTCAGCTAAGTACTCCATGTTGATAGATGAATAAGCATCTAAGATATGTTGTGCAATACGTTCAGCCTGCAATCTTGCTATCTCCGTATTCTTTTCCACGTAGCCCATTGGAGGGGTTACTGGCTGAGGCTCTCCTGCCTTTGCCATAGGTATAGTAAGCGATTCAAATGGATTCATTGGAGCAATCCCCATGCCCTTACACGCCTTACATCTAATAGGTGCGCTATTCTCCTTTGGTATTCTACCCGTACCTTTGCAATCCTTACACTCTTGGGGCTGAATAGTCCACATCGTAGAATGGATGTGCTGAACTACCTCCGCCTGCAAGTCCGAGTACTCACGCACCGCCTCGTTAAGCATTGGCACGATCCCATCAATCCTACTCTCGTAAAGTGCATATCCTTCGCCTTGCTCGGTGCATATCCCACGCAAAGACCTGACAGGCATATAGCCTAAGATATTAGTAACGTTCATTATCTCATTGAATGAATTGGTGGCTCTAGGCTTAAACTCAAAAGCCTGAATCACATCGGGCTGAACCACGTAGTACTTCCTCCCATCACTATACGAAGTCCCTGACTCATCATACCTTACGGGGTCTGATGAAAGCAGGACATAGTACTCTCCTTCTTTATAATCAATCACTCGATCACTTGTAAAGATTAATGGAACGGGCTTATAATATTCATTGTCTTGACTCTGAAAGTTATTAGGCATCGTTAACACCACCGCATTAGCATCGATTAGATAATGTCTAAAGGCGATTGACCAATACCAACTAGATACACTACCCCATACTGGTATGCCTTCGCTAATGTAATCCTTCAATGTTTCACCCGTAGCAATCTTGCTAGGTATATCATCATCGAACATGATAGAGAAGTCAGGCGAGCGTGGAATCTTCATAAGACTATTGAATATCTTATTAAAGACAGGCTTTGTCTTAGGTACGAATATCTTCTTACGATAGGCTTGTATCTGCTCTGATTCGGCAGGTCTGCGCTCACCGATGAGTTTATCAGGATAAAGCCCCGAAGCATGGATGTCAATCTCGTGAGCCTTTTCACAACACACATCATAATGAGTATGACGTATATTGTAGGTGATATATGGTTCTAAGAATTTAGTGGTTATTTGTGGCATGGCTTTTAAATTACTTTACGTTCATTCATCGAGTTCATCTTTTGATGTATGGACATGGTAGCCAGTCCCGATCTATAACTTACATTTTTACAAATATCGTCATAAATTAATCTTTGCGCTTTAGGAATTAACTTGCCTCCTAGAGAAAACATTAAGTACTCTGTCTTAACCTTTACTGCCGTTATGTGCTTCTCGGCAGCGTACCAAAACGAAGGCTTGAATGGTACTTTGTGGGGCTTGATGCCATTGTCAATCATGCCAAGCATTAGGAATGGTTCATCGGGCTTATCCCCTGCAAAGGCTTTGGTGGGTAGTATGCCTTGCTTATAATGTTTAAGGGCATCGCTAAATACATTCTTTGCCACTATCCCTTTTTTAAAGTAGATGAACTCACTACTTAGGTCATACCAATATGGTACGTCTAGATACTTTCCCATTACCCATTGACTTATTCCTTCCTGTGGGCTTTGCTCTCCTCTGTTAGCTATGGTAAAGTTGATACCACTTAAAGCCTCAAACATACCTTGTACATTAGCCGTTGGGGTGAGTATGGTATCGGCATCCATGAAGATCGTATTCTCGTAAGGCGTGTATTTATAGAGATGGTATTTTAAGGTGAGCGGTGTAATCTTTTCACCATTGGAATAGTCGTGAAAGTCGGGTGCAATGATCTGATCGAAGATAGCCCTTTGCGTTTGGCTTAGGTGCGATAGTCCGATCTCATCGGCAATGATGCTAATGGGTACGATGGGATTGGTAGCCCTTAAACTTACCGCTAAGTTATAGGCATATCTCCCATAAAGGGCGTGCTTGGTTGCTATGGTTATAATTCCGTTCATCTTATGTTGGTTGTAGCATTGATACGTTAGGATATGTGGCAGTATCGATAGCGAAGGCAATAGCTGAATAGGTAGATGTATAATCCCCAATTCCCAATATCGTTACATCTAATATTGGTGCTACGTAAGTGATATTAGAATTTATAACCGAACCATTAAGTCCGCTCGTTATGAATGAAGTGAAATATGCAAGTAGTGTATTTCTTCCTCCTTGTGTGGTTACATCATTAGCTAATGTTTCTACATAGGCTTGATTAAATATCGTATAAAGGCTAAAATTAGCGGGGTCAACGTCACTCAAATCATAAGTACCTATCATCTCATAATTCACTATTGTAACAGGTGGAATCGTTACCACATTGGTCGTGCATGGTGATTGACCTATCGAGAAACATGACCTATTAAATAGCGTTTCTTCCTTCACTAAGTCAATTCTTGACTGCGCTAAGTTGTAACGATGCTCATCCCACTCAGGCTCGTAGTCTTTTAATGGTGCAAAGTAAACATCACTATCAAGAGTTAATACATCGCTCAATACTTGCAGTCTAATAACGTCATGGCACGTTTCATCTACATAGTCGAACCAAGCCTGTCGAACCTTTCCGCTCTGAGCAAATGACCTACTGAATGAACCATTAGAATATAAATATTCCTCTCCAACGGCAGGGTACTTGGGTGCGAATTGTAGTATGCGAAGTCGTTGGGTTAGGTAGAATAAGGGAGCAGTAACCGATCCGAAGTAGAACCCAAAGGCATATCCATCCGAGTAGGCTGACATGATAAACGTGCAATCCCATCCGCTAGCGTTCCATCTAAAGGCGGTGGTAGAAATATAGATTACTTCAAAATCGCAGGCGTATAGTATCTTTAATTGATAGGTGTCATTGCAATCCATCTCGATAGGTGATAATTCACTTTGTAAGATCGAAGTATTGAAGCACCATATTATTCGATCATCCCAAAGTTCAAAAGCAATAACGCTTGATTCTTGTGTTTGTGCGGTGTTTACAACCGTTAATTGACAAATGGAATCGCCAGGATCTAAAGTATCAAAAAATCCAAAGTCATCAACATCGACAAGGCTTACACAACCATCAAAGGAATCTACCTTTCTAAGAATTAACTCTAATGATGAATCGGTAGGAATACCATAGAATGAGAACTCTCCATTGCCTGTTGTAGTACCCAAGTACACGCCTCCTAGAATAACCTCAAGACCTCCTGCCGTTGAGTCGGTTATCGTTAGCGTTACCCTGTGATAGTTTAAATCATTTGCATAGGCTGACGTGTTGACTAGGTCACCATTAACCACATCGACTGCGCAAAATTTTCCTTGTCCCGTTGTTTCATCATATGAATAAGACCATGAAGGATAACCAAAGGCTAACTCATCAAGCCAACATGAATCCACTACTTGATCAATACTCACAATAGTAATAGCTATCGTATCGCCTGCGATTGGAGTTGCATTTGAGAATTGAAAGAAAAATAAATCGTTAGGGTCTTGGCAAATAAAGTAAGCAGTATAAGTTCCAAGCGCATCAAATGTTCTAGCATCCACAGAAAGACCAAGCCCGACCAATACACCCGCATTACCCGTTAATGATGTTATTTGAAATTGAATCCTATATGCTACACCTTGTAATAATGTACCAAAGAACTGTGAGCAATTATCACTACCTCCTGCACTTGCTCCATCGTAGGCTACATGGGTCGCATCAGCACTAGACCATCCATCAAGTACATCCCACGAAACCGAAGGGATATTTGTTACCTCGTACATATTGGAATCACATAGCACATCTTCCAAACATGGTGTAAGTATCTGTTGAACACATATCGTATCGTCAGCCGTTACCATCTGCGTATAGACATTCGGGTCGTTGTTGAGGCAAGGCTGATCGGGAAGAGCCTGCTCAAATAGGAAGGGTTGGTTGGGTATAAAGTTAAGTGGCATTTTGAGTAGTTTTATCTGTAATTAGTTTCACCGTAGCCGATCCCTTAGTATGATCGTACACCAAGTCTTTAATCCATGCTCTTCGATAGCCTTGTCCAAACATCCCAAAAGAATAAAGGGAGGTTGAATTAGCTACAATATTGTCAAATTTATCTTTAGTCATTGGGTGTTCAAATGAGTGGACTAAAGCAGGGTATAAAGAAGGCTCTCCCGATTGGTAAACACCTCCTCCCAAAGTATTCTCATCGCACTCAAACCATGTATTGCCAGTACCTGCATGAATGACGTAATCAATATCTCCAAACGTTCCTACCTTACTAAAGCGAAGTATTGCATACCATCCTTGTTGCATGATTACATTTTGCGCTCCTGTAAAGTTAACCGTTGCATTTGCTCCAACTCCAATGTAAGGCACTCCGCCTAATGTAGTATTTGGAGTAAACATTCTAACCCCGTAGATTATACCTCCGAATGATTCGCCAATGTTTTGAAGTACGTTAGCAGCATTAAATATTCTTATGTAGGCATTAAAGTAAGCCGTTACATTACCCACTCCGAGTGTAGATGTAAGGTGAATATTAGTATTGAAGTGATACACTCCTGATGTTGGAGCGGTGAATCGGTATGTGGCAATATTATAGGCAGCACTTACATCATAGCTTTCGGCTGATAATGCTAGTGGGTTGTAGTCATCATTATCGGGAGCGGAAACTGCCGTATGAGTAATGTTTGCAGGAAGGTAGGCTTTGAATGTACCTGCACCCGAAACATCTAAAAAGTTAACTATATTGTTAGGCACGAATCCAACGTATCTGCTAATCGTTTCTTGGTTAGTCAATCTTTCATTATAGAAGTAAGTTCCAACGCTCAAGTAATTTGTATTGGTAGTCCTTCCATTAGAAGCATCGACTAAAGTAGAATCGATTAAAAACAAGTCATCGTCATACGACTGGTCAAGCCCTACTGACGATCTTTGTATAATGTTAGATGATAACACCCAACTGTTTATAAGTTCAAGCGTTAAATCTAAATTACATTCACCCGAAATAAAGAAACTCTCCTCTTTAAATCCAAATAAGGCAATGTCTTCAGGAAAGGGATAAACAAAAGTTTCATCAATAGTACTACTTCCTACATTAATTATTGCGTATAACTTATCTTGATCGACCGTTGTTTCAATATCGTAAATGTCCGAAAAGGTATCTACCACCGTAGTATCAAAAAAGAAACTAGCCGATTCAATTTGCATTACAGGGCTTCCATAAGGATCGTTAACCTTAAACGCTATTGGAATACGTGCCTTTATTTCATTAAATAAATCTTCAAATGTGAATTGAGTAAACGGTGCTGCTTGAGCCGCTCTAAGTTGGTAGCCCGTTGTGATACATAGCCCTTCCCATTCTCCACCTATACCGAAAGTAGTAGATGTAAACCCTACTGTGTTATCGCTCATAAAAGCTATGATAGACCGAAAGGCTTCGTAAACAGTAACGGCTTGGCAATTGCCTCGTATCAAAGTCGAACCATTCACTACACTATACACATCTAAGTTATAAGTAGTAGCCGTTGTAAGTACCTCAGAATTCTTAGTGCGATCCGTAAAGGGTGAAAACTGAATGTTTTTATTATTATTGATAGACCTAAAAAAACTATTGTCTTCTACTTTGGCATTGCACAAACAACTCTTTTCATTAAACTTGCAATCCGATACAAAGATGCTCCCTCTAATTATTTCTATGTAGTCACCCCCTGCGCAGTTATCAAGTATTTTTAACTCTACTACATTACAAAAACTATCCGTTAGCTTGGAATAAAGGTAATCATATCCATCCGTTCCAAAGGTTAGTGATGATTCTTGAAATAGTACTACACCATTGAGTTCATCATCCCTTTTAAGGTATGACTTTAACTCATCCCAATCGGTAGGATTATCTACTAATGTTCCATCTAAATAAAATCTCATCATGATCTACGACGGTTTATATTTCCTGCAATCTCACGACCTATTTGCTTAGCTAGGATATTACTATTCTTAATATTCACATTTTCTGATCCGCTCATTGCTCTTGCCAATTCCTTTGTGTTAATCTTAGCATTGACGTTATGATTCATCTTACCCGATAGCTTATTCTGTACAAAGGCATTGATCTCGGACGCTTTCACTTGTCTATTATAAAGGGCTTTGATAGTAGGATGGTATTCTCTGTTTCGATCAGCAGGTATCACCGCCTCGCCTCTGTGAATGATAGCTTGCATACCTCCATCGCTATCTAATGAACCTCCTCCAACGTTTAGCGTTCCTTCTTTGAATCTAGGGATAGGGGTAGCAATGATCTTAGCAAGATTTATTCCCGCAGTAACAGTAGCAAGAACAATGGCAGCAGGTACGGCATTTGCAGGTTTAAATGTAAGGGCGTTAATAAGAGCCTGCGCAAAGAGAATAGATGCGCTAAAAATAGCAAGTTCTTTATCTCTTTTTGCTGCTTCTGTTTTTATCTTCTTTAACCTGTCTTGATATTGCTCCTCTGAGATAACACCTCTTTCCTTTTGTTCTTCTAAATCATTGATTTGATTTTGGGCTGATGTTCTGTTTAAGTCGGAAATAAATGCTGCCGATTCAATTGCTAAATTTACGGCAAGTTCTGCGCTTTCTTTTTTTCTTTTATCTTCCTTGTCAAATGATTCTTTGTTAAAATCAGTACCTGTCTTTTTTATAGCAACTTTCTCTGGCTGAATATTATTTAACTCCTTATTAATTGCTGCGATAGACTTCTTCACGTCAAGAGCATTCGCATTAACTATTCTTAAAGCATCTTCCATCTTAGCAAATGCCTCATCCGAAATATTTATTATC